AAACCACTTGCCTTGCTCAATCTCAGAGATAAGCTTGCTAATACGTTCGGCTCTTTCCTCATCGGACCAACTCTTGTAAAGAACCGCGCTGGTTATGATATCAAATTTCTTAGGAGGCTCTTGCAGGTCAGCCGCCATAATCTTGCCGTCGCTTACAACACAGTTGCCAGTGATGTGACCAATAATATCTGCTTCGTCGTGCATATAATTAAAGGGCTTATCCTCTGGAGTATTCCTAGCGGACCATGTCTCTTTATAATCGAATACGTCATCGTTTCTATTCCAGCCCGTAGAAACTAGTACCGAGTTAAGATAGTAAAGGTCAAACTGGTCTGGATTGCTATTAGCTTTGGCTAAAAATTCGGCTCGCTCAATATCGACCTGTGCTGGCTCGTATGGTTGAGCAACCGATTGATAAGCTATACTGATGTTATCTAGGATAGCGTCAGCTAAGCCGTCATTTATTTCTGCTGCGTATGCTTTTATTGTCATAGAAAAACCTCAACTGAATATACACCATAATCTGAAATTTTTGTATTTAATGGTAATTTACACCTCACTGAACTTTAACCCGTAGGCGGAAGATTGAAGATAACGCTTCTCTTCAAGCGTGGGGTGGCGGTCATTAGCGACAGCAAAATCCTTTGTTAGTTGCTTGTAAATCTCAAGCACTTGCTTATCAGCGGGTGTCGCGGCATCCAATATTGCCACAACCAAGGCTGCGTCTACCGCGCTGTAGGGTTTAATGTTGGACAAAACACAAAGCTTGATATATTCTAGTTCATCCATCTCGCCTTTTGTAAGACCCCTAAGATTGGATTTACCATAATTATGCAGTAATGCAGGATTCAGAATATCAGATACACTTTTCTGTGCCGAAGCCGCCCAGAGCATTAAATTAGCTAAGTCTGAAGCTGCCTGCCTAGTTTTGACCACCTTCTGTTTTCTAGGTTTCTGGTCTTTAGAGTTTTTGGGCCTGCCATCTTCCGGTCTACCCGTGGGCTTAAATTTGTCTTGCGGAGGCTTCATTATGGTCTGCTCCCGCTCCATCTTCTTAAATTCTTCCTCTGCATCAAATTCCGGCCTATCATCCGGGTTTGTAAGAGGATGCCGACCGCTTTCATCGGAAGGCTTAAGGCCAAGCTCATGAGGAGACAAGGCATCCTGTGTAAGAGCAATCTTTTCCAAGTCCTGTCTGTGCTGCGGATTGTGATAAGGACCAGCTTTCGGCGGAATCCTTTCTCGACTCCTGCTCTGATGCTCTCGGTTAATTCGGATTTTTTCAATTTCTGGAATTTCACCGAAGCGTTCTTGCACAGTTTCACCACTAATCAAATCTCTATCTACCAACTGTATCAAGAGATTCTTTTCAGAGGCTTCATCAGAGAGAACCATCTGGTCAAAGTGAACCTTGGCTGGGAATCTAAACCCCATGGCTTTTTGTACACGCTCGATTTCTTCCTGCCAGAAATCTACGAGAAGCGAGCGTCCATACTCCAGTCTCTCAACTAAGGTTTTAAGAGAGATAAAGTTGTTTGTAAATCCCCCACCGTTATTGGCAAGCCCCGTCAAGGTCGGGGGAACTCCCAGACCGGCATAAATGCTGTTCAACACCGGGTCATATTTTTCTGAACCCAAGAACTTGTATACCTGAGAATTGGATTCCTTAAAATCTAGTTCTGGACCCCATACCAAGTCCATTGTGCCACCGCCAACATTGCTTGCCAAGATGTTGCGAAGCTTGTTGATAGCAGCCTTCGTGGGAAGAATCTTATTATCGAGGTCACCCAGCTTCCAAAGGCGGATATTGGAAATGGCTCCATCTAGAGCAGCAATATCAGCGAGCTTCATTTTCTCTAGCATGATAATGTCATCTAGTATGGCATAAATCATTGGGCTTGCCCAAATGTTCCAGTCGTCCTTCTTATAATGAAAAACTCTCAGCTTTTCTTTATCTAGTGGTATTAACTCAAGACCCCTTCCCATCTGGCTAGCCAAATCCAAGGGCATATTAGATACTACAGATTGATACCCCGGAGCATTCTTTTTGTACATATTTCTCAAGGTTGTAGAAATCCTAAGAGCATACTCAGGTTCTCCAGCGAATATGGCAAGCTGGCCCCCGACAACCTCAACCGACAATGGATTCAGAAAATCATATTTCCAAGGAATTTCTCGCTTCTTGACAGACAGAAGCTCAATATCCACATCAGCGGACTTAGACTTTTTAAAACCGTCTTCAATTCTCTTGCTAATCTTTGCGGTACGCCTCTTGACAATAACATTTCCGCATCTATAAAGCGTATTCAAAAATCTTTCAGAACGTTCTGGCCCACCGACTTTCATAAACCATTTTCTATAGAAGGCTTCAATCTTCTTATTGGGGTGGACTAGCGTAACACCCTGACTTGAGAAGTCACCCATGAGGTCGATAACGTTTCTTATAATTCCAACCTTGCTATACGCATCCATACACATGCGCATAATGTCTTTTTGTTTCTTGGGAACGGACTCTTCGCTTCTGAAGCGGTCGTAATCCCCCCTGTTCATCCCGGTCCTGACGGACCTGTTGGTTTCAATATCTAAAAATGAACGAAAGGCAGTAGTCCTCTGAATGCCTTCATATAGTTCTATGCCTTCAGAAGCTATATCAAAAGCCTCCTGCCTGTTAGAATCATCGGTCCATGTGATAAAACCGGAGGGATTTTGTTTTTCTTTAGCCATGACGTTCCTTAATGGCAATGGAGTTGGATTAGAATTCTACTGAATCATACACCAAATCAGTAGATATCCTTCATTTGTTCTGTAAACCACTGAGGCCCCATGTACATAGGCCCCTCCAGCTTTTCTTGCTGGTCACCCACAAAGCCCCCTATTGTATCGTAGATGGGCGGAACCGGAGTTCTCTGTATGGTTCTTGCCGCCATATTTGCCATCAATAAGGCACTGTACCGGTCTTTTCTTAGCCGCCCCTTCTTTCCCCCTATCGTCTTTACTTCCGGGGTATCCCACTTATCTCGACCAGCAGGAGTTTGCGACATTTCAATCATAGAAAGCTCGTCCTTTAACTCTTCAATCTCCATAACACAGTCCTCCAGCGTGTCGTGCAAACGCTTTTTCATCTTGTCGTCTGCCGCAGATAAACCAAGACTAACGGCGTCGAAGAATGGAAATATCAACACCCTGTCTTCAAAATCTTTTCTTAAGCCGTGGTTAGCTTCACCCAGCCAATCTGACTTTGCGAATTGACACATTTCCAATATGTGCAAACCGGGGTATCCATCCGTATCTTTTTCTTTGTCTTCTTCAATGATTGGCCATATTGGATATTCCCCTTCTTTGACCTTATCGTTATCATGCAGGGATTCCATAACCGCGATACCCCCGCCTTGAGCATCCATGGCTATTTGTCGGCACGGAAATACTTTCATAAGGTCGCGTATTTTTCTAGCACAATAAGCATAGAAGTCTGTCTCCGAAACTACTCCAGACTTGACCTTCTTTTTATGTTCGCCCCTATTCGTTGTCCAACAGTGAACTATTCTTCGATGGTCCAAACGAAGTTCTATAACAACAATGCTAAAATTATCAACCTCAGACGCTGGGTCAACTCCATATATGTACTGTGCTGTAGGGTCACCTCTCAGCATGGATTCAAAAAACACGTCCCCACTGGGAAGGGAGATTGAATTGTCTTTGGTAACTACGCAGGACTCCAACAGAGACCTCTTAAAAAAGCCCTGACTATCTCTTGTAAAGCACGCTCCATATTCCATTTGGTAAATGCCAGAATGTATAGTAGCCCTAGAACGAGCAACCTGACCAGCATCCATAAACCCTTCTGGAAGAAGTTCAAAAGGAATCCTGATTATGCTATAATCTTGCCAGTTGAAATCTGGCGGTATCTCTTTTGTCCCAAAGACTTTCTCCAGTCTCTTAGGAATACCTTTGCTCTGGATAATAGTTTTCCACTTCTTCCAATATTCGGCAAAGTGATTAAACTCATAATAGGCCGTTCCAGAAATAATAATCTGGTTTGAGGAAGGGTCGCGCTCATTCAAATCGCTGGCTTCAATCTCCCCAAGTTCTATAGCCCGCTTTTTTGCGGCCATCATTTTTACGTTTTCAACAGGAGATGCGCTTACCGCAGCAAAACCCGCGACAACGTTTTCAAATATTTCACGGGGGATGGAGGCGAATTCATCTGCGATGATATCGTTTGCGCGCTGTCCACGAATCTTAGAACCATCACCTAAAGGTAAACATGTAATAGTGCTTTCTCCCAGAATCATGCGGCACATATCTACATCACGTCTCGGCCCACTGTCAGACCCAACCATATCCCTAAGAATGGGAGCGCTTTTCCAGATAGTGTCCATATATTCAAACAGAATTTTAGACTGTCTAAACGCCGCTCCCACAACCACTATCTTTCTTTTGGGCATGAGTAGCGCCCGCATCATTGCGTATAGTGATAATATAAAGCTTTTTCCAAAACCACGAGATGCGATAAGCATGGGGAATTTTCTTCCCCACATTTCTTTCAGCATTAAGGACTGAGCAGGAAGCAAGTCGATGTTGAAAACCTGCTTGCACATAAACGAAAAGTACTCGGGACGACCCATAAGCCAAGTTAGCCTGAGATGAAATTCATCGAAGTCTTCGTTGGTTATAACGTTCATGGGGTTGAACAGGGTGGTTTCATCTACATCTATGTTCAGCCATGCATCTTTGATTTTGTCATTCATTGTGTATGAGTTCGTTAACCCTTTTGAATATACTATTGGTTATCAAAAATGCGTTATATTTACTCCCGCAGAATATAATCTTTGTATTGTACCAAAGCTGAAATTCTATCAGAGCCTTCAGCATATATTTGCCGGTCACCCGCACGCGCTTTTGTTGCTTCTTTGGTATTCCCGAATTCTCTGGGAAGTTAATTATATCATCAAGTGAAAATTCACATACTACAAATGCGTATTTGAAATCTTGCATCCTTTCCATCTCAGCTTGAAACGGCTTCTTTTTTTTACCCAAGTTCATCGCTATTTCTGCGGTGCTGGCTTTGCGCTCTATACAAAGGGTATCCTCCATGCCCTTCAGGGTGTAATCACCGGTCTTCATGGTTTCTACAACCATACCCTCACACCGGTCATATTCCTTGAAGAAATACCCATCCTTTTCGCGGGTGTCTTTTATGACAGTATATTTAGGAACATTTTTCGTAGTCATATTCGATGGTCTTGGTGCTTCCTAATTTAAAAATACTTGGCAAACTGTTCCGGTTTTGGGACAGGCAATCTATAAAGGAACCAAATTGCTGA